CAGACACTCAAAAAAGACATACCACTATTGTTCAGTGGGTTGGTTCAGCAAGGCATCATACCTTCAGGATTTAGAGAAATACGCATGAGTGATAACCCGTACGTTCAGTCAAAAGATCACGCGATGCGTATGCTTGAAATTGTAAAATACTTACACAAGAGGCCGAGACCTGTACATCGATTTGCAGATTTAGTCTACAATCCTACGTTAGCGTTGGGTGACGTTATCTCAGTAAATAGTACATTTTATCAAGTTAAGGGTAAGTACAAAATTGTTGAGATTATTGTTAAGAATACAGGGTCGCGTATGGATCTTGCATGCGTAGACGTAAATGACTTAGCAGAACGTGAGGAATTTTTTATAGTTGGTAACTCGTATCAACCTACTGATACTAGGTTACTTTCATTTTAAGGAGGCGCCTGTGATTTTTGCATTATCAACGGTACCGTCTATTACTGATGGCCAAGAGCTATCAGCTGCAGACGTGAATAATCTGGCACAGAATACAGAAGTGTTAGAGCAGATTGTAAATGGCCCTGAGCGTCTTTTTTTAAGTAGCTGGGCTTACGCACCGCCACTTTTTTTCTTAACAAAGACACTTGACACAAGTATCAGTGGCGGAGTATCGGTAAATCTTCCTGAAATTGATGTATGGGAGGGTAGCTTTGTCTATAGAGAGGGCATGCACACACTTAGAGTTGCGTTTCAATCGTATCGTGCGGATTTTGCTGCAAACGCAAATTACTATGCGTATAATACAGCAGATATGGGAAGCATCTGTTTATTTGCTACTTTGAAATACACGGATGTGCCAATACACGAGCAACTTAAAAATCAAACAAAATTCGCTAAATACAATCGTATTTGGCGTTATAACTCAAGTATTGCGTTTGGAACGCCAGTAAATACTGTGCAAGAGCTAACGTTGACTAGCGCAACAAACGAAAGTGCTATTACATACGCAACCATAGACATCACTCAGCTTGATTTAACTCCGGGCGAAGTGGTTTCTGTAAAATTTAGAATAGCACCATACAATCTAACAGAAAACAATCCAAATAGGTCTGCCACTGCTGCTACGTCAAGTTACTATTTCAGCATGATTTATGCTAATATTGATCATGCTATTGTACCTAATACATGGCAAGAACTAGAGTCCGTTACATCTCTCAGTCAAATTAAAACTTTAGCAAAAAATCAACAATATCTTACTGACTACTTTAAGCTTTATGACAATCCATTGAGAGCTGCATTATGGGATCAAGTACTTGTAGGTAGTACTTTTAACGTATATAAATCAACTTCGACATTTGCTGCAGTTTATGCGCTTTATGGATTGCTGGATAAATGGAACTACTTAGGTGCAAGTCGTTTTGCTCAGCAAGCGCGTTACTATGTGCAAAAGCGATTTGACCTAAAAAATACAATTCGAGTAAGTTATTCGGTAAGTACAAATACCGCTACTCGATTTACAATGTTAGGTATTTTATCAAAAAATGTAACTAGCGCTGCGTGGTATCGGTATGATTTACAAACTGGAAAGGAGTCTACAGAAGTAAAACAGAACTGGATTTATAAATTAATCAATAACAACCCCGCAGTATTTAGTTACTTCATTAATACTGCTTTCTCTGATATAGAGCGACAAGGTGTGCTGCAAAGTATGGGAACAAACGGTCGAGCACCTGCAGTCGGGCTAACCGCGCCACCAAATTATCCAGATGCAGGGCACTTTCTGTTCTACAAGGGGTCCTCGTCTGGTTTAGAGGCAGTTCCTAAATATGGCTCTAAATACGCGCCACAATTTAACGGATTTTATTTTATTACACCGTCTATCTTTAATCCAGTTACATACTACAATAATGCGGCAACAACAGCTCTCGGAACTAACACCGATTTTTTCAAACGAGGAGTAAATAACGATGCGCTATATTATGCCGATTCATATAATTTTTCACTAATAGCGCAGAATTCCGACTCAACTAGATTTTATCCGCTAGCATATCAGGGTTATACAGGACTAGCAACTCATAATACATACTACGTAACAAAAAGCGACGAGTACACCGACTTTTCTATTGATCTGCAGGAAGTATCTACCGCAGGAAAACGAGAAGAGCCCTATAAGAAAGCTAATTACATAGGTACTTTTCGACTTACTGATGTTGCTGCAGTAAATACTCTGTATAATCTAGACGTGTTTACAAGGTATGACTCGTTTGCATCATTAACATACAGTCAGTTAATTACTCATCTAGACGGTATAAACACGCGTTTGAAGCAAGTTAAGCAAATGCTAGAGCAGTTACATATCTATCGATATATTCCCTTATTTTGGACAAAGCCTAAAAGTTTTTTAAATCATCATGATAAGTATCGCAATAGCGGATCCTCAACAGTAGACTCTGATCGATTTTACCCAAAACTTGAAAAAGCTACAGTGTATTACTCAAATACACGGCAGGCTGATTATTTAATTGTTCGCGGCACTAACGTACGAATTGGGTGGGGAGGATTTGATAAAGTATACAGAGACAATCCGACTGCTACGTGGCCTGCTCCACTGCAATTTGAGTTTATCAAAGAACAGTCACTATGCGGAGACGTGCTAGAAACCATAGTGATTGGGTTTGATTCGCTGGAAGGACTTGCTCATGGAGAACGTTACTATTTACAGGGCGAGATTAGATACGCCGCTGAAACTATGGGGGTGCCTTAATGCCAAATAGTAAACGAAGTTCACTACCAAGAATTGATAACAATTATCAAATTAATCTTCGATACCCAGATATAAACGATTTTTTGAAAGATACCTCTTTTGAGTTATTAGATAATCAGACCGCTCAAATGTCGCGTATTAGTAACGTACAAGCACTATACAGCACAACAAAAACAAACAGGCAGATAATGATTAATTCTCAGACCACTGACGTTAAGCTAAGTGAATTGACTATTTTTGCCTACGCTGAAGATCAAGAGTTGTTCTACGATTTTTTGGTCGTCCCAAGCATGTTTGGCGTACCGTTAACTACCTTTGTGGCCAATCGAGCAAACACGCAAGGTGCTTTTTTACAGTCAGTCGTTAACTATGCAGCACCCGGTCTGAGAGAAGCTACTAATTTTAACATACAGATCAGCAGCGAGCGTATCGCCGCGTTACTAACAGACGCGTTGCACCGTAAGCTAAACGACATATTAGCGGTGTTAAGTGCGGCTGCTATTGAAAATCCGTATCAGTATTTTAAAGATAACTTAATTTCGTTAATTTTAGATTTATCTTTTTCATATCGATTAAATGAGCAGGATACGTACGACACTGCGTTTACTGTTCAAGCGAAATTTGAGTACTTAGCTGAAGGGTTGTCTCCTCAACAGATATTTAGTTCAGCAAATGTTTTATTTCCAGCGTACGATAAAGCTAGTACTAGTGTAGCGTTAAGTTTAACAGGAAAATCGTTACGTGCTGGTTCTTTACAGTTTTCTTACGTCGATGCAAATAATTCAATTGTCAGTCCTATAAAAAACGATGTAAGTCAGGATCAAGTATTTGTAATTTCGGAGTCAGCTGGGTTGGCTAAATATACAGCAAGTTCTGTAGGTAGTTTGTATGTGACTCAGCCAACTTTACAATACAGGTACTATTTTAAACCTGCTAACACTATTGTGACATACTCTGGGTCCTTTGTCGAAAAAAAGTTAGTAAATACACTTCAAGCTAAACCTACAATTAAACTGAATAACTACATTTGTTTTTATGAGAAGTTAGATTCTGGTAAGTATAATGTAACTTTAAAATTTCAAACTGAAATTATCAGTCCGTATGATCTAGCTCAATTACTTCCTCTATTGGGCGATAATACAAAAGCACCCATTCAACTAGGTTATAAACTGCAGCTCGAGGAATTTGTGACACCTGAAACAAAGCGATCCATTGAGTTAGACACTGCTTCGGGTCAACTGTTAGTAGCGGGATCATTTAATGAATCAACTAATGCGGTTACTTACGCTGCAGCTAGTAAGACTTCCACGCATTCTAGTACATTTTCAACCGCAAAGTTATTTGATAATAATGTAAATTTTAAAAAAATTACCACTCGTGTGAGCAATGCTTTACAAAATTCAGCAAGTTACTCTTCCACAAACTTAAGTAACTTTACAGCAGATGTTACAACTAGTCAGTTTACGGGTAACACCGACACTACTATTAAAAAAAGTGAGTGTACAATAAAATGGACTAATCTTACGACTACTGAGCTTGCTGCCCTATATATGCTAACAACTGCTCAATTAATCTATTTTGGATATACAGATCTGTTTCATAATGTGCTATCACAAACTGCATTTACTAGCACGACTAACGTTCTAAGTCGCAACGAATCTCCGTTTATAAACCCAGAAACGTTTTTGTTTTATGGTCAGTTTAATCAATCGACCGGAACTATAGCTAAAACTTCTATACCTGCGACGGTTTTAAGTACTATTCTAAATGTACCTAATCAGTTGAAATTAATTACAAGCCCTAATCTTACTTTTGACACTAATTCGTTTCCACGCAATAAAGGATTTTCGTTTACAAATAAGCTAATTTGTTTAGTAGAATACGGTAAAATCAGTAATGGCGCTCCGGCGTACTCGTTTTCTACACTCAAAGCTACACTTGTTGAAGGAACTCATTACACTGTTGTAAATAATGAAAAGGAGCAAATTGCGTCAATTCAAATTACTCCGGTTCAAAAAGCAAATATTGTTGATCTTCTTAAAATTTCACCAACACAACTGTATCGACTGTGTATATTACTTCCGTTAAATTTTGTTCGTACTTACAAAGTAAACAACGTTAATAAGCATTTAGTACGCGTAGCGCTTTCTAATGTTAATAACGCATTTACATACGAGTATATCTGGAGGATACCATAATGACTATAGACTCAAATTATTTACTTAATTTAAATCCCGATCGGGCTATTTCATATGCGGATTCTCACAGTCGCTTTGAAACACAGTTACCGTTATTGCTTTCATATCCAGTTCTTTCTGGCTCACGCGACCCTCATGATTTGTATCCAGACGATCTTGAGTTGTATTTGATGTATCCGTCAGGAGTTCATCAAACAACAGTAGCGGCTAATCAAGTAGACCGCTACGGGAGTATTACACTCACAACTAGTGGATCAATCTCGTTTTATGTGCAATCCATGGAGTATGTGGGTGATAGTAACCCTGCGTACATTGCAGGACCTTACGTAGTGTCCGGTGAAGGTGGATCAGATGATTTATTCATTGCCAGCTATTACGATGATACACCTCAAGATCCGTTTACAAATAGCTTCTCAATTACTACTCCGGGAACTTATTCTGTAGTATTTCCTAATCCGTTAGTAAGTCGCGCATTTACAATTACTCACTCGGGTTCTAATAATTACCGTATCAGTCAAATACTTCCTCGAAAACTTGTGCAAAAATACGATATTGAGGTCAACTCGATTAAAGCGTATCATGTTTCTTCAACACTGATTGACACCATTGCGCTTCAAGTATCGGATTCAATTGTGGTAGGATCTGGATTGATTGGGGAGAAAAGCATTGATGGTGCAAAAATTGTAGACGGCACCATTTCAGGAGTTTTGATTGCTAACGGCACTGTCACTGGGAATAAAGTGCAGGCCGGTACAATATCAGGCGTGCTTATTGCAGGTGCTACTATCACAGGTGACAACATTCAAGCGGCAACTATATCAGGTTCGTTGATTAGTGCTGGAACTATTACTTTTGACAAAATAGCGTCAAAGACACTAACAGCGTCGCAGATTGCTGACGCCACAATTACGGGTTCTAATATTGTAGCGGGTACTGTATCGGGAGTTTTAATTACCGATAATGCGGTCTCTGCAAGTAAGATTCAGGCGAACACAATCACAGGTGACAAGATTGTTGCCGGTACAATTTCAGGAGTGCTCATTGCTGCTGGGACAATTACGGCTGATAATATTACCACAAGAACAATCACGGCCGACAAGATTGTGTTAAGTGGAATAACCGCGGATCTTCTGGGTGCTGAGGCAGTAACGGCTGCAGCTCTGGCAAGTGGTGCGGTTATCAGCGGTAAGCTTGCGGTTGGTGCTGTACAAACTAATAATTTGGCCGCTGGGTCCGTGACTGCATATGCAATCGCAGCGAACACTATTACAGGCGATAGAATTGCAGCAAATACAATATCTGGTGCCCTTATTACAACGGGAACTATTACTGCAGACAATATAGCCACTTCGACTTTAACAGCTGCTCAGATTGCAGATGGAACTATAACCGGTCAAAAAATAGTTGCAGGCACTGTATCAGGTGTGCTTATTACTGACGGCACAATCTCAGCAACTAAAATACAGGCAAACACTATAACTGGAGATAAAATCGCCGCACGAACTATTTCGGGTGTCTTATTAACGATAAGTGGCATAAAAGCCGAAAATATTGAAGCTGGTGCAATTACTTCTGACAAAATTTCAGTGACTAATCTACAAGCAGTTTCAGCAAATACTGGAAGTCTCACAGTAAACGGTACAATTACTGCGGGTCAAACAAAAATTAATACTTATGGAATGAGTGTCGGTAGTTTAGCAGACCCGCTTACGCAGGCAGCTTTACCCTCGCTTAATTCTAACGTGCTCACTATTGTAGCTTCTGGAACATCCGGTGATCTGCAAGGTATAGCTATGTTTAATGTTGCTCAAAGTACAACAACGCCGCTTGCATCAATTAATTTAGATGGGACAAGTACATTGGAGATTGCAAATAATCTTTCCGACAATACTGCGGCGGTTCATGTAAATTTTAAAGAATCTTATACAGGTCAGTTTAGAATTTATAATGGTAACTTTGATATGAGAAGAACTCCGGGTACACCGCCTAATATTCCAACAGGTTCTATTAGAGGATACGATTCTGATCAAACAACTTTGTATGAGTTAAGTAGTGATAGAATATCATTAAATTCTACAGCAGGAGTAGGTATTTTTAATGTCGAGGCTAATACAGGTGCAGTTACAATTACAGGCGACGTGGCAGTTAACACGAACAAGTTTAAAGTAACAGCTTCTACAGGTAACACATCAGTTGCAGGTACTTTAGGAGTCACTAGTGATCTTGCAGTTAATACAAACAAATTCAATGTAACAGCTTCTACAGGTGATACGTCAGTTGCAGGTATTTTAGGAGTTACCGGTGATCTTGCGATTAACACCAATAAAGTTAGTATTACAGCCTCAAACGGGAATACTGATATTCGTGGTAATCTTACGGTAAGTGGTAGTATTTCGCATCGAGACATCGGTGTTTTAGCACGCACAACCAATCAGAGTGTGAATGCAGGTACATCTGCACAAATGCAGTTAAATACGGCTGGTACTGGTAATATTACAGGTAATACAACTACATATAATGTTACGGTACAAAGCACGGGATTCTTTTTTGTAAACGCAAGTGTTTCTTCTGCTACAACTAACTTACCGTGGAGAGTTAATCAAAACGCAACAAGCTATACAACTGGTACGACTGTAGTTACAAATCTGACATTTAACGGCGATGGTCGTGAAGTTGGTACGCGTCTTGTGTATTTAACTGCCGGTGATACTTTAGGTTTATACATAAATAACACAAGTGCGGGTGCAGTAAACTTTACAGGAACACTTCGTGTAGCGAGGGTAACATGAAAATTATAGAAATACTTCCAAAAGTACGTTGGATCGAGATAGAAGGCGATCCAAGTACGGAGCGAATTGAACCGCATGAAGAGTGGGCTATGGGCGTGATTCGATCTGAACGTAATAAGCGATTATCCGAATCAGATTGGAAGGTGCTACCTGATTCACCACTACTTAACAAAAGCGAGTGGTATGTTTATCGACAAGCGCTTCGCGACTTCCCTGAATTGGTGCTTAGTCAGCAATTCAACAACGTTGAGTGGCCTTCGCCGCCAAGTTGACAACGGCATTTAAAATAATTATAATTAGGAGTAACTATGATAACAACTAGTGGTAACCTCGATTATCTAATCGATTCAGTTCGCGTACGATTAGGTGATTTTGATGGTACGGCATATTCTACTGCATTAGTGCGGACATCTTTGGTAAACTCGGTCAAGCAGCTACAGAAACGTTGGAGAGCCAAGTATCAAGTTCTTACTGCGGATGCCATTGCCGACATTCAGCCTGCAGGTGCGGCAGAATCTGGTAAAGTTTGGGTAAGTACAGTTAATGGTTACGCGTTTATAAGTGCATCGTTTAATGTAAATGACGTATTTCGAAATCCATTTCTTGAGTTCGATCAACCAGAGCCACCAACAATAGAGCAGACAGATGAAGATGCGCTAGTACTGATGGCCGTGTATTTAATTCATTTGGCAAAGATTACAAGTAGCTCAGCTACTTTCGTCTCGTGGTCAACAGAAGATTTAAAATACACAAATACTGAGTCTTCTAAAGCAATGAAAGTCGTCCTAGACGCATTGCTAGAGGAAATAAATTACCTGTTTAAAACAAAGATTGCAGTGCCCAAGTCAACTAGACAGCCAGTAAACATTGTTACAGGAACAAAGTACTACTAAAGGAGTTCTTATGGGAAGAATTGTACCGGTACAGAAAAAAATGCTGTACGTAGGGGATTTTCCAGTTCAGACTGGATTTGGTGTCGTGAGCAAGAATCTGATTCAAACGTTTCGAAATCAGTATGACTTGCATATTATGGGTGTCAATTATTATGGTGATTATGACGCACTGTGTGACGGGTTGAAAGTTTATCCCGCCTCACTTGGTGGCGGTGATGTATGGGGTAAAGATCGACTTGAGTCAATGGTACGATCAATACAACCGGACATTGTTTTTATTTTAAATGATTCGTGGATTGCAAACGACTATATGACTATTTTAAGTCAAATTAAAGAAGTGACATTTAAGACTGTTGTTTACACACCTATTGATGCAGAAAACATCAAAAAGGATTTTGCAACAGGTCTTCAAAAATTTGATGCTGTAGTCACATATACTAATTTTGGCAAAACACAATTAGAACTGGTAGGAGTTCAGAACGCGCATGTAGTCCCTCACGGTGTTGACACTACCATATTTAATCAAATTAAAGTGCCAAGAGCCGTGCTTCGCAAGCAGATGAATCTGAAAGACACAGATTATATTGTTCTCTGTTTACAGCGCAATCAACCACGAAAGCGTCTTGATTTAACTTTCTATTACTTTGCAGAATGGGTGAAGCGATATAATTTACCAAAAGATGTAAAAATCTATTATCACGGGGCACTTCAAGATTTTGGTATTGACATCATTCAATGGTGCGAATACTTGGGTATTGAAGACCGCCTCGTGATCTCTTCGCCAAATATCACTGCAGCTAAAGGATTGACTCCAGAACAGTTAAACATGGTATACAACAATGCCGATGTCTTCTTTACGACAACGGCCGCAGAGGGATGGTGTCTTCCAGTGGCGGAAGCAATGGCAACGGGCAGACCAGTGATTATTCCAAATCATTCTGCACTAGGCGAATGGCCTGAGGGTAATGCTGTTTATATGGATTGTTATCCATTCCCGCAGCTGACTGATCGGGGACTAAATACTATTCATCATGTAACTGAAATGGAAAGTGCCATCAAAGCACTTCATTATATGTACACAAATCAGGAAAAGCGTAACGAACTTGGTCAAAAGTCTTTTGCTCATATGCGGAACAGTAAGTTCTCTTGGGCAACAATTGCGAACCAGTTTGTGGAGATTATCGATGGACTTTATAAATCTAACTAAAATCACGAAAAAATACATCAAAAGACTCTTGACACGACTTGAGGAGTCTGCTATAGTAACTCCAGAGATTCGGAAAGCAGTGCTTGACGAACTCAATTCGATGGCGAGAGAGATCGCCGCAATGCATAAGGAGCATGACTAAGATGGCATTTGGCAAGATGATTGAATCGATCCCGACCTACAGCTCACCGAGCGCAGCTCAACAGACCAACGTGTTTATTAACACACGCGAAGGCAAGCGTATTATCCGCTTCCTTCCTGATTTGGTCAACCCAACGGAACCCATGATTGGACCTACGGTGTTGTCAGTGTGGATGCCTGTTGCAAAGAACGGGCAATTGGTTCAGCGTCGCATTTTTGTAGACAGCCTGACCCGATCAGTTCTGCCTGCTAAGGTAAACGAGGCAGTACGCTGTCGCTTTTTTATGAACGTATTGGACAAATCAATGGTAGTTAAGCTTGAGAATGGTTCGGTCGTGTATGCGAACAATCAGAATCAGTTTATTACTGTACTGGACGGTCAGACACAAACACTTACTTCGTATAAGCCCGAGCGTCATATGGCGATTCAGGTGCTTGAGGGATCTGTTTCATCCGGGGAAGGTCGCAATGGCATGTTGAATGACATTGAGGAACTCTCGAAGACTATTTTTGACGATGACACTGGTAAGCTCATTCCGATCACTGCTATTGATATTGAGATTATCACACGCGGGAAGGAAATTAAAACCACTCGCAGCGTCCATGTAGGAACGAATCGTGATCCGATTCCAGAGGCACTGCTTCAGGCTCCTCGGTTTGACTTGGCTAAGTACGCACGGCCATTCCCAATGGATGCTGTAAAGGATCTGGTCAAGGGAGCAGACTACGGTGATGTGTGTAAAGCATACAACATTGAAGTGATGCCGAAGCTTGCTGAGACTCCAGAGCTGTTTTAGTTTTTAGTCCGGTGTTGGCGGTGAGGTAAAATCTCACCGCCAACATTTTTGTTTAGAGGAGTAAACCATGGCTAGTGGGCATAAAGAAACTTGTCCAGAATGCGGAGGGCATAACTTATATGTTACGCCGCATAACGGACTCGCTTACTGTTTTAACTGTGGCTATCGTAATGGGCGTAGTCAAGGTGGTAATGCATTTACTAGTAATCCGGAGGTAATCGAAGAAATCCGCGATTTCTACGGAAAGTGTGTAAGCTACTACGTGAGCTGTTTATCTGGCGCGGCACTTACGTATCTTCGAGAGCGTGGTATCTCTGATTCAGTAATTCAGCAACGTCGTATTGGTTTTTGTCCCGATACTCATCATAGTTTGTACGATCTTCCAATTGCTAAGACTGCGGGTATTAGCTCTGGAAGAAATTCAGTTCTTCATGGTCGTATTATATTTCCGTACATTGCGCCAACCACTGGAGCGATTGTGGATATGCGTGGACGCGCCCTTGACGATGAATCCGTCAAGTATAAAGGACCGTTTGGGTCTGCGTATGTACGTGGTGCGGATGAGTGGCCGTACGGAGCTGAGATTTCAGCGGATTCTTTTTTACTCACTGAGGGAGAAATTAAGGCGATTGTTGCCACGCAGCACGGGTTTCCGACAATAGGATTGCCCGGTATTAACACATGGAAGTGGCGTGTGCGTGAACTGTCCGCAAAGTCGGTCACGGTCGTGTTTGATTCGCAGAGAAGTTCTACAGTGAATGAAGCAGTATACCAAGCTATTGATAAGTTAGCGTCTAAGCTAGAGTCGTGTAAGGTTGCAACTCTACCACTTATGGGGCGAGAGAAGATGGATCTTGATGAATTCGTCTTGACAAAGGGTCTGCATGAACTTAAACTAGTACTGGATAAAGCACTGCCCTACGAAACGTGGGCCAAACTTTTAAGGAGACCAAGCAATGCAGCAAGACGTAGTTGGTGAGTGGCGGTTACTCTCATCATTTACTCAATCACCGGAAGTGATGCATCAAGTTACCCCGGCACTGTTTACTGATGAGCGGCAAATTGTATTTAACGCGCTGAAAAATGCGTATACGCATTATGGTGAGTTAACCTACGAAGTTATACGGTTAGCATTTAATGGCGACGTTCCTAGCGAACTCATGCTTTCAATTCAGTGTAATCAGCGTGCAATTATAGACGAATTGTCTATTACAGCTCGGAGACGTCAGCTTCAGCAGGCAGCTGAGATTTTGGCAGATGAGGCAAAAGAGTACAATCCTAATGAATCACGTATTGCAGAGATACTCAACTTCGCGCCTATCATGCCGTCATCTGATCTATCCCTACTACCGGGTGCTCAGAAATTGATGTCTGACTTGAATCGCAAGTACAACGGTACGTATCGTTTTACGCATACAGGAATTCGATTTCTCGATCAAATGCTTGGAGGCGAATGGTTGCCTAAGAGTCTGTCTGTAATTATGGCTAAGCCCGGTACTGGTAAGACCGCCTTGGTTGGCCAATCAATGTTAGAGATGGCGTTGCAGTATGGTACGTCGAGTTTGTTCTTTTCGCTTGAGATGTCGAAAGAGCAACTAATGTCACGTTGGGTATCATATATGCTTAACATTGACACGACGTTGCTCCAATTCGGCAAGCTTTCTGGGGCCCAACTTACTGAGGTTGAGCAAGCACTTGTTACGATACAGACATTGCCGATGGCTGTAATTGACAATCCGATTATTAGTTTAGCAGGCATTCGCAAGGAGATTCGCGATGCCGCTCGTACCGGATGTCGGGTGGTTTTCCTAGACTATTTACAGATAGTGAAGCATCATAACACGGGTCTGAAAAACTACGATCTAGGAGAGGTTGCTCAGAATCTGAAGGAAGCTGCAAAGGAGTCAGATCTTGCAGTAGTATTGCTTTCGCAGATGAACAAAGTCGGCGAGGGTCTAGATGCGGTACGTGACTCAGGCGAGGTTTCGCAGGTCGCCGATACGGTGATTGAAATGTCTCCTATCGATGATGTACCAGACGAACTGGGTAATCGCGCAATTGGTTTGAAGTTTCATAAAAATCGTAATGGGAGGCTCGGCACGAGTACGGTGATATTTAATGGGAGCACGCAAAAGTTCAGTTACTAGTAAGCCAATCACTTCGCCCGAAGAATTTGAGCGGCTGAAAGAAGAGCGACGTGAGCGCAATCGTATGAATCGGCAGCGGTCCAAGGCAATGGAGCGCCGCATTGCAAA